ACATACAAACGCACAAGGATAAGAGTGGGAAGTTCGGTAGGGTCCTTGCTGATATTTATACTGATGAGAATAAGACCGCATGTTTAAATTCTGACTTGGTCGATTGTGGCCACGCTACGCCCTACTTCGGTGGTAAGCGCTGAGCGATGACCCGCATCCGCTGGGTGCGTCAGTTTACGCCTCCATGCCCATGGACGCAACCATCTACGGATGTGGATCTTGCCGCACGCTGTGGGTAAACGACACACGATGTTGGCTCTGTGGAGAAGTTGGGTTGATTCACGGATTACCCATCGATAGGGGTAGCCATTTCTCAGCTCCTGTGGTTCAATGGAACAATGACGACGGAGCATCGGAAATCACCGAGGCGAGCCGTCGAAAGGATCCAACGGATTGGCGGGTGGGGGAACGTCCGGTATCACCACCATCTGTCCTGTGGACACATCGAGATCCGCCCCCGAGCATCTAAGTCACCAAAGCTTGCCTGCAGATCCTGCCTTCGCGCCAGAGAGTTTGAGGGAAAGCTGGTCGGGTCCCCCCGAAACGACGATCCGACCCCTACCATGGATGAGTACGACCTGACTTTAGGTCAGGAAGAAGTCGACATCGAAAGGAACCGTGCAGCACTCGCCAAGGCCCTGTCGGTTCCTGGCGACGCTATTGACATTATCGCTGTGGACGTTGGGGGAACCCTGGAAATCCAGTCCGCAGTGGTGTTTCTGTCGGTAGACGATATAGCGAGGATTACTAGGTAAGGCCAGCATGTTAGAAGACACAACTCCCCCCGTCCCCCCAGAAAAAGGCGCTTGCGCTGGACAGCCAACCAATTGGTGGTTTCCTGTGAAAGTTCGTGGCTACCCGAACCAGCAAGCGAATTACGAGGCTCGGAAGTTTGGAGAACGAGCCAAAGCCATCTGCAAAACCTGCGACCACACTGCCCAATGTCTGCTGTACTCCATCGCTTACGAGCCGTTGGGTATCTGGGGTGGGATGGATGAGGCAGAGCGACATGCTCTACGACGCAAGGCCGGAATGCAAGGGACACGGACCCCGGAATGGGCCATCCCCAAGTGGTCCCGGGTGGTTTGATGTACGAGCACACCGCCAATTTCCTTGACCGGTTCGACGGGGTTCGAGTAACTGGCAATGGCTGGGAGGCTCGCTGTCCCTGTAGGTCGGATGACCAGAATCCATCGTGTTCGATCCACGAAAAAGAGGACGGTCAGATACTTGTCCACTGCTTCAGGAGCGCAGGAGCGTGCGGTGCAGCTGAAATAGTGAACTCTGTCGGGCTCACGCTTGCCGATCTCAGACCAAAAGAAGATCGACGCACCAATGATTTCGATCCACCATCCTACGAGAAGAAGAAACCGGAAAAATTAACCTTCGTCGCCAAGTACCAATATCTCGATTCAGACAAGACACTCCTGTTCGAAAAAGTTCGGTTCCTCGATTCCAACGGTAAAAAAACTTTCCGACAGCGCCGCCCGGACGGTACGGGTTGGACCTACAAACTGGGTGACACTCCCAAGGTTCTGTACAACCTTCCCCGAGTCCTTAAGGCCAAGGCGGATGGCGAACCCATCTACGTCGTGGAGGGGGAGAAGGATTGCGACACCCTCACTCAAAGGGGTGCCTGTGCAACGACCATGCCAGGTGGTGCGGGAAAATGGCTTGCCCTGCACACCGAAGCCCTTGCGGGGGCAACAGTGGACATTGTTATTGATAATGATGAGATTGGAAGAAAACATGCACTCCATGTTTTCGATCAGCTCAAGGAAGTCGACTGCGACGTTGAGATCTTCCGGTGCCCGGAGGCTAAAGACATTTCCGACCACTTCGAGGCTGGGGGTGCAACTACGGAGCTCATAAAAGTTGAGTCAGAGACACTCAGGTCAGAATTTGCTGGCCAGGAAACCCAAGAAATAGTTGAAGAAACCGAAGAAGAAGAGGACCTTCCACCGCCCACAGCCGAAGAATTGGCTGTCGAGGAATTACGCGAACTCCTTGACGACTCCAACAGGTCTGCGTCCCAAATACTGAGTAGAGCTTCCCTGTTGGCTGAAGTTGGGCAAGGAGATGTGGGTCTCCGTGACGAAGGGCGGCTTGTCGCTTGGGATGAGTTTCTCGCTGAATCAGGTAACGACGATTACGACTGGCTCATTCCCGGCATAGTTGAGCGTCGAGAGCGAGTCATAATCGTTGCCGCAGAGGGCGTTGGCAAAACAATGCTTGCTCGCCAGGTGGCCATTTGCGCAGGGTTGGGTGTCCACCCATTCACTTTCCAGAAGATGCCGAAGATCCGCACCCTCACGGTCGACCTCGAGAATCCCGAACGCATCATCCGACGAACCTCAAAGAACATCGTTGGAGCGGCCCAGTCCATGGGGTTCGAATCCACGATGTCAGCGCACCTGTTCATCAAACCGGACGGACTCGATCTACTAAATGCGTATGACCGAATACTCCTCGAACAGCACATTGAGGAGTCCCAGCCGGACCTCTTGGTGATGGGGCCGCTGTATAAGGCGTTTGTGGATCCCGGAGGTCGAACTTCGGAAGCAATCGCTATCGAGGTCGCCAAATACCTGGACACGCTCCGCGCTGTCTACAACCTGACTTTCTGGCTAGAACATCACGCACCACTAGGATCGTCCATGACCAGCAGAGAGATGCGTCCATTCGGTTCAGCCGTGTGGTCCAGATGGCCGGAATTCGGCCTCGCTCTCCAGCCTGACCCCACCGATATGGGAGAATATACATATGACGTTAACCACTTCAGGGGAGCGCGTGACCTGCGACAATGGCCTAAGCGCATGAAGCGGGGTAGGAAATTCCCATTCGAAGTTACCGAATTCATGGATGTGAGCGAATGACAATAATCCCACTCAAAAGTCTTTTCTTCGGAGCAATCTTCGCCATCAGCGCCAGCATTGTCGCTGGAGGTCTCATCGGCGACTGGTGGGCTATGGCGCTCATGCTCCCGGCCGGAGCCATTCTGGGATGGAAGGTGGGCGACCGCATCTAATGGCTGAAGAAGGCACCAGTAAGACACTGACTCGGGAGTTTCTGCACGAGCGCGACTTGCGCATGTTCAGAATGCGCCAAGGCGGCGTTGCCGTCAACGAAATAGGTCGACGTTTCGGTGTCTCAACCTCTGTTGTATCGAAATCGATCGGTCGTCAGCTGGAGCGCCTCAACAAAGAAGCCCTTATGGCTTATCCGGAAGTTCTACGGATGGAGCTAGAACGTCTAGACGCTCTCCAGGCCGCCATATGGCCCCTCACCCAACATCGGCGAGTGTCGTTGGACGATGGGACCGAAATTTCCGTCGAACCCGATATGAAGGCCATTCAGCAAGTTCTCTCCATCATGGACCGTCGCTCAAAGTTGCTAGGGATGGAGAACAACAACGTTTCCATCTCAATGGATCTGTCTACAAATCTTGCAGAACCTATTCGCGTGTCGATGATCGGCGACGACGCCGAACCACTCAGTGCGTTTTCGCCGGAAAGCGAAGCCCGAGAGCTACTACAGCTCATGGCGAGAAGTGGAGTGTTGCCCGAGGAAGAAGTAGACAAGATGCTTGGGGACGACAAGCCACACCTATCGCTTGTGGACGATGAAGGCATCGTTGATGCTGAGATTGTCGACATTCCCCCAGATCCAGAGCAGGAAGCGTAGACTCACCCTATGGGCGATACCGATATGAGCGAAGACGACCTCACCGAGGCCCTTGCAGCCATGGATGAAATCTTCGATGACCCTTCTTATACAGGAGAAGAGGAAACCGAGGAAATCCTCGCGGACCCCGTAGCTATGGCGGACCTAGCCAAGGCCGAGGAAGACGTAGTCAACGCCGAAATCCTTGACCCGGCAGACACGCCTTCTCCCGTAGGCAGGTTCCAACCCTCCTTCGATCCAACGCCAGCTATCGACAACGTCGAAGCTGCTATGGACAAGGTTGCCGAAACCCTCGACCCGAAGGTGTCTACGGCTATTAGTGACGACGACGGACCCGCCGACAAACAGGTCCTTATTCGGTCAACGGCGCGCGACCACGAGCGGTGGAAGTTGGCAGCAGAACGTGAAGGGAAGTCGCTATCGGCGTTCATCCGAGAGATAGTCAACTCCAGCGTGACTGAAATCTTAGACTGCTCTCACCCCATGGAATTCAGACAGAATTACCCATGGTCCGAAACCTGCCTGAAGTGCGGAACACGCCTCCGGGATGGTGGCGACGCCAGCCCCAACTCGGCCGCTGGCCGTCGTGGCTGAGCTCAAACCAGCCGAAAAGTACGCATTCTGTCTCGAGTGCGACCGCTTCCAAAGGTTTATCAAGCGTTGCAAGGAATGCGGGTGCTTCATGCCCCTGAAAGTGAATGTCCCAGGCCTACATTGCCCCATCGATAAGTGGTGAGACCGAGATGCAAGGCTTTGTTCTAGAGGGTTACGACTACCAATCTATTCTTAATAAGGTAGAGAACCTAGCTGAACTCTGGTATGAGCACGGATTGTTGTGTTTCCGTGAAGCGCATCTCGCTCCCACAGAGCTGGCTCACGTCATGCTGGAAATCGGTAGGGTCAAAAACCATTTCGAGACAAACGGCTATGCCACTTTTCGTCCTGACGCCCA